AGAATCTACTTAAAAATGTCCCTTAGGACTTCATATAATTTTTGTATTATATGAACCGTTAAAGAATAGGTTAGAATCCTTTCTCTAAGGTTTTCTCTAGGTCCATATGAAAATGGGTTGCTTAGAGGAGTGAATCTGCTTTAATGATAATAAACTTTAATTTATGTCAACATTTCATGTTAAAATCTTAAAAAGATTGCTAACATTATGTTTTCCACAAATTAAGTTCAACCATTTCCGTCAATTATTTAACATTTTATTCAAAATGAAAAATGATTGAGGGATAATCCATACTATAAAATATTGAAAAAGAATGCGTCTACATTGTACTAGGTACATATGTGGGCAACCTCTTTTATCAAATTCTATGAGTATTGGATTAACTAAAGATGGATGACCTAAGAAACTTTTGTTTCTTAAACCACTTGTTGATCAAAAATCAATACCCTGTATTAAGTTTGTATTAACAATACTTAATTTTTCCAGAAGTTTCCAATTAGGAAAAGAATGGAAAAAGGTAAAACCCGATTACTCTACTATAACAAATCCTTCAAATATGAGGATTGTTATTCCTAGTGGATATATTAAAAGTTTTGTTAAAAATTTTAATATAAAAGCTAGTAAGCCTACATTTGATAAAAAGAATATTTACTTATCTAGTAAAGCAGGTCCGCAAGGACCAGCTACATTAACAGCACATAATAATCTATTATTATATAATTATTATGAAATGCAATGTATATTTAATTTAACAGATGAGGCTGGTAGAGAATTCTTCATTAAATCATATAATGATGCATGAAACAATAATCTCAAACCAAACAAAATTAATTGTTTAGGAAAGATTAGTTTCGTGAAGGATCCTGAAGCAAAATTGAGATTAATAGCCATTTCTGACTATTTTACTCAACTTTATCTCAAAGTTATTAATGATAAAATTTTTAATATTTTAAAATTATTACCTTGTGATAGAACTTTTACCCAAGATCCTTTTCATCATTGAGATTTAAGTAATGAAGAAAGGTTCTGATCTTTAGATCTATCTTCAGCAACAGACCGTTTTCCTATTAAGTTACAAAAAAGATTACTTTATTATAT